TTTGTCGTCGAATATTGAACTTCCTGAACTTCGTCGTCAGGATACAAAGAATCGTCAGAATTCAATTGACGATCTTGATTCAGAAATGATTGAGAAGTTTAATCGTCAAATGGTAACTCTTTTCAGTTCTGCATCCAATCTTTATAATCAGATGTTGGAAGCAGGAGTTGCAAAAGAATGTGCTCGTTTTGTTCTTCCACTTGCTACTCCTACTAAGATGTATATGAGTGGCTCATTGCGGAGTTGGATTCATTATATTGAATTACGCTCTGCCAATGGAACACAGAAAGAACATATGGACATTGCTCTTTCTTGTAAGGAAATTTTTAAAGAACAATTTCCTGTGATTTCGGAAGCTCTGGAGTGGTAATAAATATTAATATATCATGGAGGAAATAACTTGGCATCATATCCAGTAATTAACACCAAGACTGGTGAACAGAAAGAAGTCAAAATGAGTGTTCATGAATGGGACCAGTGGAGAAAAGATAATCCAGATTGGCTCAGAGATTACTCAGATCCTTCCACCTTACCTGGAGTGGGTGAGGTAGGTGAATGGTCGGATAAGATGATGAAGACTCATCCTGGATGGAATGATGTACTTACAAAGGCATCTAAAGCTCCAGGCTCAAAAGTAAAACCTTTCAAGTAATATGGCGACTAAGAAAAAGACGGGTATCGGTAGTACCAATCCAGTTCCATTTGGTATGAGTAATCGAACTATGAAAAGAAAGAAACCAATTAATCTTGATTATATCAAGAAAGTTGAACCAATCACAGAGAATCAAGAGTTATTCTTTGAAAAGTATAAACTAGAACAGAACCTTGTTGCATATGGTTGTGCGGGGACTGGAAAGACTTTTATAACCCTCTACAATGCCCTTCTGGATGTTTTAGATTCCAAGACACCCTACGAGAAGATTTACATCGTCAGGTCCCTTGTACCCACCAGAGAAATTGGTTTTCTTCCTGGCGATCATGAAGATAAATCATCTCTTTATCAGATTCCTTATAAGAATATGGTAAAGTATATGTTTGAGATGCCTGATGATGCTTCTTTTGAGATGTTGTATAATAATCTCAAGGCACAAGGAACAATTTCTTTTTGGTCCACTTCATTCATTCGTGGTACAACATTGGATAATGTCATTGTAATTGTTGATGAATTTTCTAATTTAAACTTTCATGAGTTAGATTCGATGATTACTCGTGTTGGAGAAAATACAAAAATGATGTTTTGTGGTGATGCAGAACAAAGTGACTTAATCAAAACAAATGAGAGAAATGGTATTGCTGATTTTATGAGAATCTTGACAAATATGCCATCTTTTGATATTATTGAATTCGGAGTTAATGATATTGTTCGCTCTGGACTGGTTAAAGAATATTTAATTGCAAAACATGAACTAGGAATAACATATAAATAGTTCATGAAAGTTAAAATAATATATGTAATTATGACTTTCATGAACTATAATGTATAAGATTTACTTAGTTACTAATTTGGAAAATGCAAAAAAATATGTTGGGATAACCAAATTTTCTATTGAAGAAAGGTTTTCTCAACATATCAAAAGAGGATTCATTTTAACTGAAGCAATTCAAAAATATGGTGAAGACAAATTTAGTATAGAATTAATTGAAGATGTTGACACTGCTGGAAGGGCGTATGAATTAGAACAGTATTATATTAAAAAGTATGATACTAAAGTTCCAAATGGGTATAATTTAACTGATGGTGGTGATGGTATTTTTGGTTGGGAAGTGACCGAAGAATATCGACAAGAATGTTCTGAAAGAGTTAAACAACTACATAAAGAAAAAAAAGTTGGTATGTATGGTAAAAAACACTCCCCAAAAACTATTGAAAAAATGAAAGAATCACATAAAGGTAAACAATACTGTCTGAACAGAAAACTAAGTGAAGATACTAAAGAAAAAATTAGACAAAAACATCTGGGGAAAAAACTTAGTCAAGAAACTAAAAAAAAGATAAGTGAAAATCATTATGATATATCTGGTGAAAATAACCCAATGTATGGCAAAAAACACTCTCCAGAAACTATCGAAAAGATTAGACAAAAAGCACTACAAAGAAAAAATAAATCATGATGTTTAATCATATTGAAATAAATTATCCTCAACTTGAAAGAGAAACAATTGATGGTGTAAGATATTATGATACTCCTGACGGACAAAAACTAGTATCTATTACTTCTGTCATTAGTCATTACAATCGTGAGATCTTCAGAGAATGGAGAGCAAAGGTTGGTAATGATGAAGCAAATAAAATCACCAAAGCTGCAACCAGTCGTGGTACTGATATGCACACTTTGGTTGAAAATTATTTGTTGAATCAAGAACTTCCTGAAGTTCAACCATTATCAGACTTTTTATTTAAACAAGCCAAATCTGACTTGAATAAAATTGATAATATTCATGCAATTGAACAATCACTTTTTAGTAAGGAACTTGGTGTAGCAGGAACTGTTGATTGTATTGCTGAGCATGAAGGAGAACTGGCAGTTATTGATTTTAAAACAAGTAAAAAACCAAAACCAAAAAAATGGATTGAACATTACTTTGTACAATGTGCTGCATATGCATGCATGTTATATGAAATGACAGGTATCATAGTTAAAAAGTTTGTAATCATTATGTCTTGTGAGGATGGTGAATGTGTCGTTTATGAAGAATATGACAAAAGAAAGTACATTAAATTACTCTCAGAATATATTAGAGAGTTTGTTAACTTCAAGTTGCAGGACTATGCAAAAACCTGAAGAACTTAATATAGATCAAATCATAGAAAATAAGTTTTACAGTAGTCGAACTTTTTCTGAACAAATTGAAAAGATTGCTAAAGAAAATAAAGACATGAAGTACATGGATGCAATTGTCTTTTTTTGTGAAAAAAATAATATTGATGTTGAGTCTATTCCTAAGTTAATATCAAAACCTCTTAAGGAAAAACTTAAGTGTGAAGCAATAGAACTCAATTTATTGAAAAGAACATCACATGGTAAACTTCCAATATGATTCCCAAAGTGAGTCCATTCGATTGTTATAAATCCTACTTAGGATTAAAAAACCATTTTACAAAAGAGAAGTATGATTTTCACAAATATTCTGGAAAATCAAGAGCGTCATTAAATTCTTTTTATAAAAGACGTGATCGTTTCTTCTTTGAAAAATTAAGTAGACAAAAAGATGATAGTGAAGTTGTTGAATTCTTTGTTTCAAATTTTGTAAGTTGTGATGATCCCCAATCATTATGGATTGGTGAGATTGTCAGAAATGGTGAACAGAACTATACTGATTGGAAGAGAAAACTTCAATCATTAAGTTATACATTTAAATCAGAAATTGAAAATGTATTCGGTGAAAAAAACTTTGATGATATGTTTAGATTTGAGGGGACTAGACATCCTCCAGTAATTAAAGAACATCTATCAAAAAATTTATCACTTGAGTCTTTAGTTATTTTAAATAAAGTTATCGGATTCAAAAATGATTTCGATAAAAAATTAAAAGATCCTGTATGGAAATTTTTATCTATGAGAATTGATAAGTATAATTCTTTTATACATATTGATGTATTTAAATTTAAACAAATATTGAAGGAGGTTATTATTCATGGCTCTTGAAAATTCGGTTGTACTTGAAAATCTCAAGAAACAAAGGAATGAACTTGAAAATCAAATTGAGGTAGGAAGAGAAGCCTATCTAAAAATTTGTGGAGCTATTGAAGTTCTGGAACAGATTGAATCTTCAAAACAAGAAATTGAGGAACAAGAATGAGCTTTTTTAAATCAGACATTGTTCAATCTGAGATGAGAGAAATCTCAGAACTCCAAGAAGAAATTTATAAAAAAATTTTTTCTATGTCTTCAATGACAAAAGAAGATAAACTGGAACATATTGAAATGTTAGAACAACTTTTGAAAAAACAACAAGTTCTTTACACAAGATTGAGTTTGTCTGATGATCCTGAAGCTAAACAAATGAAAGAGAATATCATGATTTCTGCTCGACAACTTGGATTTCCTGAAGATGTTGATCTCGGATATGTATTTTCAAATATGACAAACATTATTGAAAACATGAAAAATTCTCTTAATCAGAGTTGACACTTCTTTCAATTTGATCTATATTGAGGCTGGCTGATCCTCTACCAAGCTAAAGCACAAAGGCCAAATACATCTAATACGGAGTAAACATGTCGTTTTCTGATCTTAAAAAACAATCTTCTTTGGGTTCTCTTACCAGTAAATTGGTAAAAGAAGTAGAAAAGATGAATAACACTGGTAGTAGCAGTGATGATCGCCTCTGGAAACCAGAGATGGATAAAAGTGGAAATGGTTATGCAGTTATTCGTTTTCTTCCTGCACCTGAAGGAGAAGATCTTCCTTGGGTTAAACTGTTCTCTCATGCCTTTCAAGGTCCTGGAGGATGGTATATTGAGAATTCTTTGACCACAATTGGTCAGAAAGATCCTATTAGTGAACTCAACAGGGAACTGTGGAATACTGGAAATGAAACAGATAAAGATACTGTTCGTAAACAAAGGCGTAAATTGTCTTTCTATGCAAACATTTATGTTGTAAAAGATCCTGCCAATCCTCAAAATGAGGGTAAAGCTTTTCTTTACAAGTTCGGTAAGAAGATCTTTGATAAGATTATGGATGTGATGCAACCAGAATTTGAGGATGAAACACCAATTAATCCTTTTGACTTTTGGCAAGGTGCTAACTTCAAACTGAAGTTGCAAAAGAAAGATGGATACTGGAATTACGATAAGTCTGAATTCGATCGTCCTGGTCCTCTTTTGGATGATGACGATGCATTGGAAGCAATTTGGAAAAAGCAATATTCACTGACGGCATTTACTGCTCCTGATCAGTTCAAATCATATGATGAACTGAAAAAACGTCTTGATTATGTTCTGGGCAATAAGTCCAGTCGTATGACAACAGTAGAAGAGGAGACGGAATATGACAACTATGCTGCGACAGAACGAAAGTCAGTCAGTGAAGATGAAGTCATGCAAAAACTTGAAGAATCTTACAAAGCATCAAAGAATGTTGAAACAACATCCGTTGATGATGACGATGACCCGCTCAGCTATTTCTCAAAATTGGCTGATTCCTGATACAAAAATCAATAATTAATTCTCATATGCCCCGAAAAAAATTCGGGGTATTTTTTTGTCCTATTACTTTTTTTATTGATAAAGTCTGATGTTTTCTCCTCTTACCAAACTATCAGATACATATTGACTTGATCCTTCAGAGTATGGCATGAGTCGATCTAAATCATCAAGAACAAGACTTATATAATAAGGTTTAAGAAGGAAGATATTTCTTTTTTCGTTTTGGAGATTTAATTCATAATTATAATTTGTCACTTCAATGAGACCTGATCTTGTCACATATTGATTCAAATTAGTATCAAAATAGGTGATGCTATAATCACTTGGAACTATTAAACCCTTTGGAACTATAATTCTTTTTCGACTATCAACAATTTCACTTGTCTCATAGTGTTTAATGTTATATAAATTTTCATATGAACCATACTTATTCAGAAGATATTTTTCAAATGACTCTTGTGTCATTGGCCATTCTGTCTCAAGATTCACAATATTATTTGAGAGCATGACTAACCAGTCATAATTTGCATCATTATAAACTTCATGTGCTACATTATCTGGTCTATCATCTCCGATGACTTGATACTTTGTGAAGTATGTAAGGTCTTGAAAAATATCTTCTCTCAATTTTACTCTTTTGAATAAGTTTTTTACATTTGTATAATCGGAGATACTTTTATTACTCGTCCGATTGACATATTCAAAGTTAGGAACGTATCTGAAATACTTTTGTGCCATTTTTAGTAACCCATATTTGGCTCAAAACCTTGAAGTTCATCCTCATAGATAGGCATTAATTCACTAAAAGTCATATCTACTTGATAACAAGTTAGTGAACCATTTTCAAATGTCATATATGAATTATCTGGTGTATAATTTACAGAAAAACTTGTTAATGCACACGGTTTTATCTTATTTAGATATGGATGCAAATCTGAACTATCTTCCTTTCCTCCTTCAGGAATACGTGATCCTTTATAAATGTATTGTAGTTTAAACACTCTAGGTGATCTTAAGAAAAGAAAACCTGTCTCTCTAATTACTGCACTATTTCTCTTAAATGCTCGAATAATTAAGCGAATCATTTCAGCTTCTTCTTTATTTCTTGGTGTAAATCTAAAACTAAAATTAAATGTTCTAAGATTTGGGCCATTAAAAAGAAGTTCTAGATTTGGATTCACAACCATACCTGTACTTCTTCCTAAAATATTTGAGCCTACCGCCTGTCCAGCGAAATAAGCAGCAGCAAATGATTTAATACCTGGAGCATTTAACATGTCTTTAAAATCATTCATTCCTTGTTTAAATGAATCAACTATTTTAGTATAATCTCCTCCAAGACTTTCAATTGTTTCGAATGCAAAATTGCCCAGAGCAGCTTTGACAGGATTTAACTGATCATCAGACCAATTTACAGCATTTGTTTCAGAAATATTGGGTTGCATGGGTAAGATTGTAATTTCTCTTGCAGCACCCAAATTTTTAAGAGGATCTTTATTGTTTTTTAATCCAGATTCAGTATAATCAAATGCTTGAATCATAATATAATCATATTGAAATTCTGCGGGTGGTTCAAGAAGAGGATATTTTAAAAGTCCACTACTACCAACTCCATTACCATTTCTGTTACTAGTCGAAGAAAAATCTCCTACCCGATTATTTGATTCATACTGTGATGCACCAACTGAACCTATACTATATTGTGATCCATTTCCGTTTGTAGAACCAGATGTACTACCATTATTTCCACTGTATGTGGTTAATTGTATATCATCTCCATATGGGTTTCCAAATACAGAGTCATCCGCATCATTAGGATTTACTTGTTGAGCAAACGGATTTTGATCGGTATATGTTCCATCGAGGTTAACATATCTTTTTGTTTTTGGATCTTGTATTCCAGGTATTCCATTTACAAAAAATTGCAATTTATTTGATTCAGTAGAAAATTCTTCTAAGATTGTTGCTCGATCTCTATTGAAAAGTTCTATACCTTCTGTATAAAATATTTTTTCAAATTCATCATATGATATAAAATTTTGACCAGGTGGTCTACCTCTATTATAATTAATTAAAAAATTATTAGGATCTCTAATTATCCACACATCATCTTTTGCATATGTATAAGATTCTAATGTTGTACTAGGTATATTATTACCTGAAGTTTTACGATATATGCCAATTTCTCCAGTAATTATATTAATCCTTTCTTCAAAAACTACACCATTCCATACTACATCCGTAAAGATAATATCTGGAAAAGTAGGATAGGTTCTAATGGACATTATTTTAGACTTTTACCATTTAGTTATTTATTTTAAAATTTTGATATGGAATAGATCTCAAAGTCTTCAATTCTTCTGGATAAACAATATGTAAGTAACCTAGTATTTCTTCCCATGTATAGTTTCTGAATTCTCCCCAATGATAATTGAGACCTCTGAATCCCCATTTTTGTACATTTGTACATGCAATTAAAGGAAATTCATCATACTCAATTCTTGGTGTCTTTGCTAAGTATATAAATGTATAATATCTTCCAGGTGTTGGTATGATCTCTGTTTCTTTCAGAAGATCGGTAATTTCTAACATCATATCATCTTCACTAGTAAGACTAATGATTCTATTGACTTCTGATTCGGGAAGTCTATTCGTTTTACTTTTAATATAATCTTCTTGTGTAAGATCCATCAAGATCTAGCAGGGGCTAATTGTTTTTGACGAGATTGAGGTAGTTGTCTTTGTTGTGATGGAGATAGTTGTTTCTGTTGAGTTGGTCCTTCGTCTCTGACATTAACCCTTTGAACACCCATATTATCTCTTGAGAGATTGGACTTAGCAGGTTTGATTGCTGGTCTTTGTCTACTTCCAGCCATTGCTGTTGATGCTGGTCTGGCAGAAATTTGCTTATGTTGTGGTGGTTGTTGTATTTCTTTTGTTCTTTGAACTACTCTTGATTTTTCTTGAGAAGGAGGTCTCTTTGCAAGTGGACCACCTTTCTCGACTGCAGATTTTTCTTTTGCCTTATATCTATATGGAAGTGCTGGTCTTGTTGTAGAAGAAGTATCAGATTGTTTTTCTTTATCTTTACCTTTTTGTTTAAGTCTTATATTTCTCAATCTCAACAAATCTAATTTTTTAAATCCTCGATCATATCCAACTCTTCTATAGTCAGATCCTCCTCCAGATACTGATCTAGATATTGCTGATTGAGTATCAGAAGTTGATGCTTCTGCTTCTGCTAAAAATTTCTGAAAGGTCTTCATTATTCTGGATTTTTGACGTTTAATCTTCTTCTTACATATCTACTATATCCAAATGTCACATCAAGAGTGAGTGCTTCAGTAGAATCATAACTCAATTCCATACTATTTATAGCTTTAGGATAAGCATCAATAAAAGTATATTCAAGAGACTTTCTATCAGCAGTATCTAATACATTTTTTTCATATGATATATCTTTTTCAAACTTGGTTAGAAAAATAGGAACTCGATATGAATCATAGTAACTCATTCTGAAAAATGCCTGAGAAGAATAATATGAATCTCTTGGTGCAGTGATTCCAAGACCACTCATATAGTCTACCCATCCTTCAAAAAATTCTATTGTATTGTAGTTTGTATCAACATAAAAAGACATGTTGATTTCATTCTCATAACCTCTTCGATATGGTATCTCTTCTACAACACCATGATAATCAGCACTGACAGCATGCGTCAAAAAAGAAGTGGCTGGAGTACTTGTTCTGAAACATCTCAATTCAATATCCTCACCAACAGTCAGATAATTAATACCTCTTTGTTGAATAAAATTAGTCACTGCAACTGGTGGTTGTAACCTGACCATATAAATGGTAGGTTTTGCTATGTTTAATATTCTACTTTTTATTTCTGATGTTTTAAATGGTTTTGGTTTTGGACCACCTGTTGGTGAGGGCATCTAAATACCATTATTACTACTATTACTATGTATAACCGATGCCTAGGGATTCCAAATGGCACCAAGGTAGATTTCATCCTCAACATCCAGAAAAATATCTTGGCGATTCTAGAAATATAATATACAGAAGTAGTTGGGAACTGCATTTTTTAAAATGGTGTGACAGAAATGATGCTGTTATTGAATATGCATCCGAAGAATTTTCTATTCCTTATGTTTCACCAGTGGATAATAGAGTACACAGATATTATCCTGATGGTTATGTTAAGATTAGACACAACAATGGAGAAGTCAAAAAATATATTGTAGAAATTAAACCAGAAAGACAAACAAAAGAACCCAAAAAACCATCAAGAATGACTAAAACATATATTAATGAAGTTACAACTTATGCTGTCAATCAAGCTAAATGGAAATATGCAGCTGAGTTTGCGAAAGATAATGGAATTGAATTTAAAGTATTAACAGAAAATGATCTTGGAATTTCTCCACCAAAAAGGCGAAGAAAACGCCCATAAATATTTTTAACTGAAATCATTATTAGGACATTATGCCTTTACCAAAGATTGCTACTCCACTGTATGAGTTGGAATTGCCTTCAACAAAACAAACGATTAAATATAGACCATTTCTTGTCAAAGAGGAAAAACTTCTTGTTCTTGCATTAGAGAGTGAAGATACGAAACAAATTACAACAGCAATTAAAACTGTTATCAAAAATTGTATTTCTACAAAGGGAGTCAAAGTCGAAGAACTTCCAACTTTTGATATTGAATATCTCTTTTTAAACATCAGAGGTAAATCAGTAGGAGAAGAGGTAGAAGTTAGTATTATTGCTCCTGATGATGGGAAGACAACCATTCCGATTCAAATTGACCTTGATGAAATTAAGGTTGTTGAGAATGAAGATCACGAAAAACAAATTCGACTTGATGATAACTTGATGATGGAAATGAAATATCCATCATTAGATCAATTCATCAAAAATAATTTTGATTTTAATGAAGAAAGTAATATTGATAGATCTTTTGAACTCATTGCAACATGTATTGATAAGATTTATAGTGAAGAAGAAGTATGGTCAACTGCTGATGTGAGTAAGAAAGAAGTTGTAGAATTTTTAGAACAGATGAACTCTATTCAATTTAAACAAATTGAAAAGTTCTTTGAGACTATGCCTAAACTTTCACATACAGTTGAAGTTACAAATCCAGTTACAAAAGTTAAGAGTACAGTAGTCTTAGAAGGGTTATCAAGTTTTTTCGGATAGCCTTGATCCATATGGATCTTGAAAATTATTTTCGTTTAAATTTTGCCTTGATGCAATACCATAAATATTCTTTGACTGAAATAGAAAATATGATGCCTTGGGAAAGAGACATCTATGTGACATTACTTAAGCAACATTTAGAAGAAGAAGAGCAAAGGATTAAGGCACAACAGAATGGCTAGAGATCCCAAAACACTAAGAAAAGCTTACGAGTATAAACTCGGAAAGGATCTCGCATCCAAACTTTCTGATGCTCAAATTAAAAAGTTATCACAATACTATAATTCACTTCCTCCAAAAGAACAAAGTAAAGTTGATAGTGATCTTGTACAAGGTCGAGGTGATTTTCTAGATGTTGCCAGAGGAATGGCACAGGGTATTGTTGATGGCGAAGTAGCATCAGTCTCAGAAGCTGATAAGAAAAAATTTACTAAGAAGGAAGATAAAATACCTGAAGGTCTTGATGACTTACTTAAGGATATTCAAGAAGAAGTTAAGGAAATTAAAGAAGATACAGATAAAATACCTGAAGGTCTTGATGGTCTTTTAAAAGATATTCAAAAAGAAGTCGATGATGTTAAGGAAGAAGTTCCAAAAGGTCTTGATGATCTTTTAAATGATATTCGGAAAGAAGTTGATGATATTAAAGAAGAAGAAGTTCCAAAAGGTCTTGATGATTTACTTGACCAAATCCGAAAAGAAGATAAGCAAGAATCGGGAAAAAATATATCAGCTTTAGTTAAGTATGAAGGTACTAAAGATGAAGATCTTGTTGATGAAGAAATTGATCAAAGTATTCTTGATTTATTAGGTCTTACTGATTTAAGTGATATAGATTATTCTACATATAAAACTCTTCTCAGGGAAAGACTAGTTACTGGAAGAATGGCAGATAGTCAAATTCCTACTGAAGAGGTGGAGTTATTAACTAATGAATTTAAAAGAGTTAAGTCTAAAACTGGCAGATTTAAAATAAGAGGTAAAAAAATTAAGGCTGAAACTTTTGTTGGAGAAGAAAGAACAAAGACTACAGCAACTAAAGTTGATGCATCAAAGTTAGTACCACCTACAAAAAATTTATCTGAAGATATTAAAGCAGAAGTTGATGAAAATAATCAAGAGGTTCTTATACCACTTTCATCATCATTGACTGAGATTGAAAAAAATCTTGAAAAAATCTTAGAGTTAAATGAAGATAGACTTGATTTAGAAAAACAATCTGCTAAGGATCTAGAGACAAGACAAGAAAATCTAGCATTTAAAGAAAAAGAAAAAGAATTAGAAGGAGCATCAGATAAATCCAAAACAAAAGATAGGATAGCAAAAGTTATTGCTCCAGCTAAAAGTATTATTGACACTATTATCGACTTCTTTTTAAATATTTTGCTTGGCTCAGCAGTTGTCAGATTATTAGATATCATTCAGAATCCTGGAAAATATTTGAAAGGGTTGATTGATTTTGGTAATAAGATGATAGATTTTATAAATGAAATTATAAAATACATAAATGACGTTATACTTTTACCAATTAATACCGTAATTAAAAGTTTAAATGATGCATTTAATGCTATTGAATCTGCTGTAAATCAAGTAGCAAGATTTTTGCCAGGAATAGATCCAATAGATATACCAGATATTGATCCTGTAGCCATAGATCCTATTGATCCTATTAAATATCCAGATTGGATTCAACAACAAGAAGATGGTGGAATGGTTGTTGAAAAAGGATTTCAACAACAAGAAGGTGGTGGAACAGTTATTAATGTTAAAAATCTTTCTTTTGAAAAAGGTGGAGCGATTGATAGGTCTTCTGGAATTACAATTTCTGGTTTAGGAAATGATACTCAGTTAATTGCAGCTCAACCTGGCGAGATTATGATGAGTAAAAAGGCAGTTGATGCTTATGGAGCTGATAATCTTTTAGCTGCAAATGCTGCAGCAGGTGGAAATAATAAACCAAAATTTGGTAGGATTCCTGGTTTTCAGGGAGGAGGACAAGTTGGTAAACTTGTAATTGGTGCAGGTCATGCTCCGTCAGAAGAAAATGCAATGAAAGGTATTGCTTTAGGTTCTGATGGTAGACCAGTTCAAGGAACACAAGACATACATGGATCTAAAGTTAATGAGTGGGAAGCAACTCGTCATTTGGTTAAGGCATTAAAAAAACTTGTTTCAAATTCTCCATATCGAGATAGAATATCATTTCAAAATATTACATCATATAAAGGACTCAAAGGTATACCAAGTAATGTAGAAAAACAATCAGGAACTCAATTTGTGGATTTACATTTTGATGCAAGAGGTGGAAGAGGTGGAGTTTTAAATCCAAATCGAAATAAAATATCTTCCGTTGATAGATCAATGGCTGCAGTGTTTGGTAACTATCCTGGAGTAACTCCTCAAGAAAAAGGAGTTACAGCTGTTGGTGGTACTATTTTGGAAGTAGCAGCTATAGATGATCCTTCAATCGGTCAATTTCTAGGAGAAGTTAAGAAAGGGACAGTTGGAAAAGAATCAATGAATCTTGCAAGTAAGGTTTTGAATTCCATGCTTCCTGGTTTATCTGGTGGAGGAGCAATGGAAGTTCCACCTCCTGCACCAATTCTTCCTTCACCAACTTCAATTCCTTCTACATCTATTTCTCCATTACAAAAAACAACACCTCCTAAAGCTCCAAGCACACCTTCTTCATCTGGACAAACTTCAGTTTTACCATTACCGGCTGGTGGTCAAGGAGCACCATCTAGTGGTGCATCACCATCTCAAAGAAGAACGCCAGGATTTTCTGCAGAAGATTTAAATAATGCTGATTTGATTGTTGTCAAGTCAATTTATAATATTGTGGGGTAATCTAGTATGGTATTACCATTAATAGGAAACTTAGTAAAAGGATTTACAACACTTAAAAAAACTACAGGAAAGTTTTCTGCAGCCAAAAGATTTGTTACTGGTAAGAAAAAATATAAAAAGTCTGGTACAGGTATTGAACAAGGAGATGGACCAAATCAACAAGTAGGTGATGATACAAAAGTTGCTGAGTCTATTCCAAAAGAAAAAATGGTTTCTGGTATTAAAATACCAACTTACAAACCATCAAATAAAAAAATTGAAACAAGTGGAAAAACAAGTTTTGAATCTGTAAGTCAAACTCTTGATAAAATAAAAGAAACTACTGATTCTATGGTGAAAGTTTCTGAGTCTGAACTTGATGTGGAAAAAGATAAACAAGATACTTTAGAAAGAAGAAGAGATAAACAAAAAGCTGATGAAAGAGAAAGAGGACTTGAGTCAAAAGGAAAGAAAATTAGTATACCTGGAATAGGATTATCATCTAAGGCAGGAAGTTCTATATTTGATTTCTTTGCAAATATTTTACTTGGATCACTCGTAGTATTTTTGTTGAATAATGTTGATAAAATACAGGATTTATTCAAAACACTGAAAGAAAATTTTGAGAATCCCTTTAAACTGATGAGATCAGTGATTCAAGGTATTAGTATAGCGTTTGGAAACCCCATACAATCTTTCTTTAAGGGAGCATTTAATGTACTAAAGAAGAGTGGAAATGGAATTAAAAATCTTGTTAAAAAGATCACTCCAAAATTGACTCGTACATTTAAAAAATTAGGTTCTTCAATTGTAAATACTGTTAAAAATATTGTAAAGTCCTCAAAAAACATCGCAACCCGAGGTGCTGCAAGTACTGCAGCTACTGGTGCTGGACAAGCTGCAGCTCGTGGCGGAGCAAAGGTTCCACCAAAACCAAAACCATTAGGATCAGCACCAACAACACCACCAAAGTCAGCTAGTAAAATATTTGGTCAAACAGGAGTAAAAAGACTCTCAAAATTTAGAAATGTATTTAAAAGAGCTCCAGTTATTGGAAGTCTGATTTCTTTAGTTATTGATCTGGTTTTAGGAGAACCATTAGATAGTGCAGTTGTGGGAGCTGTTGGAGGTCTTATTGGTGGAGCTCTTGGGTCAATTGCTGGTGGAGCTCTTGGATTTGCTGTAGGTTCTGTAGTTCCTATTGCTGGTAATTTGATAGGTGCTGGAGCAGGAAAGATTATTGGAGGTATTCTTGGTTCAATGGTTGGAGACTCTATTGCGAAAAGTATGTATCAAGATTTTAAAAAGAATTTAGGTCAAGTTAACATTGGAGAAACTGCCGTTAATGATAGTATGACATGGAGAAATATATTTGGGGTTGATGAATCATGGACTCCTCCAGAAGGAGGAGCTTCTATGCCTGACTATCAACCTGGTCAAGAAACTCCTTCATATATTCCTGGTTCCCCTTCAACTCCAAGTGGAAGTGATCCTCTTCTTTCAAAATTAGGTATTGATGGTCAGGTCTGGAAAACATACACAGATACAATTGCTTCCATTGAAACTTCTGGATATTCAAAATCAGGTTCTTATGGTGCTATTGGTGGTAGTGGTGACAGATATGATGGAAGATATCAGATGGGTGCTGCAGCAAAAGCTGATGCTGCTAGAATATTAGGTATTTCAATACCTTCGCGATCAGAATTTAGAGCCAATCCCGAACTTCAAGAAAAAATGTTCTTGGCTTATACTTATGCTAATCATACTTATTTGATGAAAGGAAGTCCCAAGTATTCAAATGCTGGTACTATACAAAGAATGCAGTATCTTGGTTATGCTCATAATCAAGGATGGGCAAATGCAAGAAATTGGTTAAAGACAGGTGTTGCTGATACTGAAGATGGATTTGGAACAAAGGGAACTAAATTTACTGATGCTTTAAAGAAAAATTTATCTCAATACGTAGGTACTCCAAGACAATCAACACCACAACAAATACCCTCACAATCAACACCACAACCTGCCCAAGTTACTACTCCTCCCCCTCAAAGTACTTCTGGTATTATCGAGAAGATGGGTAAAACAACAGGTGGTAAGAAGGGAGATACTATTAGTGGTTTCCCTGTTACTTCAGGTTATGGTAAAAGATGGGGAGGTACACATGGAGGTATCGATGTTGGAACTCCTGTTGGAACATATGTTGCATTATCAGTTGATGTTGAGATTCTTTATTCAACAATGCAAGGTGGTACAGGATCGGGATATGGTAATGTGATTGACGCTTGGGCACCATCTTTAGGGGTTCAATTTAGACTTGCACACTTAAGTAAAAGATTAGTATCACAAGGTCAAAAGGTTCCTGCAGGTGTTCCACTTGGTATCACAGGTGGTGCCAAAGGTGATAAGGGATCTGGATCTTCGACTGGACCACATCTACACTTTGAAGTTGATAATATCAAAGGTAGTGCAAGATATGGTGGAATGGGAGATCCTTCTCCTTATATTGGTTATCTTATCTTGAGTAGTTCTGCACCATCAGGTGAATCGAAATCAGTAACAGGTCAAGTCATATCACAACCTGTAGAAAGACAATATACTGATATTCAAAGACAAGCACCTTATGATCAAAGACAAGGTGGTAATAATGTAATAATGGTTCCTGTTGGTGGAGGACAAATGCGTGGAGGTGGAGGTGGATCATCTGGATCTATGATCATGGGATCCAGTACTCAAGCAGTATTAAATAGTTACTACAAGTCTCAACTTTTGGGATTCTTATATAAACAGGGATAATGGCAGGACCAATTTTACCAGCAAATATTGCTAAGTTTGTAATCTCTTCTAATAAAGGAGGTGGTGCAAAGGATTTGTCTGGTGCAATTTCAGAATTTAAATATTATGAAAGTGTTTTATCAAATAACTTGACTGCGTCAGCAGTCATTGTTGATAGTGGTTATGATACTTCTGGTCCAGCTAAGTCTGTATTAGATGAACTTCCAATTCGTGGTGGGGAAAGAACTGATATTATTGTAGAAGATAATAATGGAAATAAATTACAGTTCACGTCTGATGGATTGTATGTGAACAGAGTTAAAAATGGTGATCCTGGTACATCAAAAGAAGTTTATTTTTTAGATTTTGCGTCAAAAGAATTTTTTGCAAACGAACAACAAAGAGTGATCGAAAGATATGAAGGAAGAATATCTGATCACGTTGAAAAAATTATTAGATCTATCAACGGAAAAATAGAAAAAATAGATCCAACATCTTCAACATATAATTTTATTGGTAATGATAGAAAACCATTTTATACTTGTACTTGGTTAGCATCTAAAGCAGTTCCAGATGAAAATATTGGATCTAGAGCAGGATATTTGTTTTATCAAACGAGAGATGGATTTAATTTTAGATCAATTGATTCACTCTTTGAACAAGAACCAACTAAGAAATATGTCTTTAACAACACAGGACTTACTCCTGAAGGATTTGATGCTAACATTTTAGACGTTGCACTTGATGAAGATATTGATCTAAAACAGAATATGACTTTAGGAACTTATCATAATAGATCAATCTATTTTGATTTCTTTTCGATGAATTATTTTGTAACAGAATATAAGTATAGAGAAAAGGAACTTGGTAAGTCTGGAAAATATTTTGGTGGAGAACAAGTTGCAAAAGAATTCACAGAATCACCCACTCGATTGATGAGTCATGTGTTTGATGTAGGAACAATGCCAAATGGTGTTGGAAATGCTCAGTTAGAAAATTGGAAACAAAGTCCTAAGTCTCCCAATTTTGATGCAGAAAATGCTCTGGTTCAACCATTGATGAGATACAATCAAATGTTCTCTATCAAAATTGTTGTTACACTTGATGCCGACTTTAGTATCAAAGCAGGTGATTTAATTTATTGTGAGTTTGCACATGTCGAAGGTAAGAAGCAAATAGATCCAAACAAACAAACAGGAGGTATATATATGGTAGCAAGTGTATGTCATAGAGTTACTCCAAGAGATACATTTACAAAACTTTCACTCGTAAGAGATTCTTTTGGAAAGAAAACAGGATTTTAATATAACATGATCGAACAAGGACTTTTCAAGAGGCATTTTGTAGGTAGAGATGGTTTCATCTGGTGGATAGGTCAGATTGCATCAGAGGAATCCTGGAAGGATAATATTCCTGGTGTACCTGTCGGTTCTAATGATGATATACAAGGATTTGGTGAGAGATATCGTGTGCGTATCATGGGATATCACACTGCTGATATTAATAAGATAGCTGATGATGAATTACCTTGGGGATATGTCATGTATCCTACTACTGCAGGAACTGGTGGCAGATCAGGTGGTCAATCTGCAAACCTATCACAAGGAGATTTTGTCTTTGGATTCTTTTTGGATGGTGAAGATGCTCAGACACCAATCATCATTGGTTGTTTAGGAAACAATGACTATGCGGCAGTCAGTAAGAATATTCCTCCTGCTAGATTTGTTCCTTTCAGTGGATTTCAACCAAACGATTACGTTCCTCATTATTCACAAAGAACAGAAAAAGGTGGAACTGTTATTACACAAGATGGTCCACAGGTAGTTGTTGGTAAATCCCAAGCACAAGGAGATAAAACAGGAACTCCTAATAATTCACAGATTACTGAAAGTCAAAACTCATCAAATAGTTTAAAGGAATCTGCATCACAAGCAGCAAGCGAAGAACAAACTCAACCTATTGCATTGCCATCTGACTGTGAACCCATACCAGTGGGTAGAATTCAAAAAGAGATACAAAATATCATTGTTGAGATTCAAAAAATACAGAAATCAATTTATACTTATAATAGAGCAGTACAAAATCAAGTTTCGGATATTCAGAATAAAATAAACAACTTAATTAACAAAGGAACTAAGTTTATTGCTTCAGGTATTAAGTGGATTTTCACTCAAATTCAAAAGTTTGTGCTGAATAAAGTCAATAATGTATTAAAAGATACTTACTTTTTAATTTTTCCAAATGAAAGACCTGATTTAAAGTTGGCAATTGAAAATATCAACGATCTTATTGCATGTCTATTCAGAAAATTTATTAATCTTCTTATATCACAGATTGGTAATTTTCTTAAAGATGCTGCAACTAGAGTTATTAATGGTGCAAGATGTTTTGTTGAGAATGTGATTGGTCAAACACTTGGTCAAATTATTAAATTAGTTTCAGATATTATTAATTCTTCTTTATCTGGTATAGTTTCACTAGTAGGACAAGCTGCATCAATTGCAGGAGATATTCTTGGTATCTTAACAGATATTTTATCTTTTCTTTCATGTGAGGAAAAACCACAGTGTTCATCAATAGATGAATGGAATATTTTGAGTGGTGGCAATAAAACAAGTAGATCTGATATTGATTCTATTATAGGAAAGGCACAAAATTTTGCTTCAGGTTTTCAAAATACTATAGATCCTGAAAATTTTTCTTTTGATACAAATTTTGAAGGAGTGTTTGACCAATCTGGATGTGATATTGGTCCAGTTTTTTGCGGTCCTCCATCATCAAACTTTTTTGGGAGTGGAGTAGGAGCAGCTGGTAATGTTATTATTGGATCTGCAGGTGAAGTGCTTGGTGTGGACATGATAAGTTTTGGTTTTGGATATGACTCTAATAGAACTTATGGAAAAGTATTTGATAATTGCGGAAAAGGATCTGGTGCTGTAATTTTACCTGTGATTGGAGATTATGTGGACGACAATGAAGATATTCAAACTGGAATTATTGATGTTGATGTTATAGAGTCTGGGACTGGTTATTTGCCTGCTCCTGACGGAAGTCGAGGTGGAAATGAATATACTTGGGCTGATCCAGAAGATACAACTTTGAAGCATCCAGATGGATCATATGAAACACCAACACCACCAGGAAATATACTTGTAGTCAATCCTGGTGATGAAATTACATTACCACCTGGAACGACTGTAATCACAGAACCACAACCTGGCGGAGAGTCAATAACTCAACCTACTGATACATCAACTGGAGAAACACCTTCTCTTATCGGAGGTAATACATATTTAAATCCTCTTCAACCAGGTAATGACATTGAAGCTATTAGTAGTCAAGGAAATGCAGAATCAACATCAGGACAAGGAGGAGGAGAAACTATTTTTGGAGGTAATCCATATACAATTTTGCGTCCTGGTATTATTACAACTCCTTCTCCAGATTACTCAAGACAATCTGGTAATTATCCAACATCTTCAACTGGTTCTTATCCTGTAATTTTGTATCTCTGTGATGTTAAAATTATTGAATCAGGTATCAATTACATGAATGGTGACAAAATTATAATTGAACCAAGTCTAGGTGCAACTGCTGAACCTAAGTTCGATTCTCAAGGTAGAGTAACATCAATCAAAGTTACTCAACGTGGTGAGGGATTCACTGTTTTCCCAAATATTTACATACAATCAGAAACTGGTTATAATGCTGTATTGCGTCCAAAATTTTGTATAGATAGAATTGGTAATGACAAACTTAAAGAACCAACATTTCAAGATAAGGTTGTTACAGTTATTGATTGTGTAGGTAAGTTCTGATGGCAGAATTAAAAAATTATCATACAGTTCGTTATGGAACTGCACAAGGAGAATTAAAATTTGGCCATTTGACACAAGACAATGTATTGTCCGCATGTCTTTTAAGAAGTGGTGCGGTTAATAATCATTATTTCACTTTAGATTCGACTGGAGAGGATCATAGAAAACACGGAACGATTTCAAGATCACCTGGTTCATTCCAAGTTCGAGCTGGTGATAATGTAGGAGAAGATATTCCTGGTGTTTATATTGAAGCAGTGAGTGGTGATCTTGTTCTTAGAGCTCCAAGCGGAAGAGTCAGAATTGAAGGAATTAATGTTGATATAATTGCTTCTGGTGCTGATGGTGAAAATGGAGTCATCACCATTGATGCCAATGAAAAAATTGTTATGAGAGCACAAACAATTGACTCATCATCAAAAGTTTCGACAAAAATATTTTCAGAAAAAACTACTGAAATTATTGGAAATGGGATATTGAATATGTATGGTGGATTAATTGATGCTGCTGATGGAGCAACTAAACTTTTAGGTTCAAAAACATTCTCAACAAACGAACTTCAAGCAAAAGGAGGTTATTCTACATGAAAGTTCCAGATTTATTTGTAGGTAAAAGATTATTTGTAGGATTAGGAAAACCAGAAATACTTGGAAAAGGTCCAGTTGAAGTTCGTGGTTCTGCTTATGTAGAAGGACCACAAATTACAGGAGATCCTACAGAATTTAATAATCCCGATTCATTTGAATTGGGAGCAACAATGGCAGGACAGAATGCTAATGTTGAAATGAATAAACCTTATCCATTTTATGCATTCATTGCCAAAACTTATGCACGAATTAAAAGTTTCTTGAAAGTTGATAAACTTTTTATCTCAGAAAATATTAGAAGTAAAGTCATTTTTACTGAAGTCTTGATTGCAAAAGTTAAAAACTTTTCAATTCCTCATCCACAAAAAAAAGGAAAGAGGCTTGTTTATTCCTGTCTTGAAGGTCCAGAGTGTGGAGTTTATTATCGTGGAAGATTAAGAGGATATGATAGGATTAAACTTCCAGAAGTATGGAAAGATCTTGTAGAAGAAAAATCTATTACAGTATCAATTACACCAATTGGAACTCAACAAAATATTATTGTAAAAGGAATTCAAAATAATGAGATTGTTCTTGACGCAAAACCAGGAATTCCAATCGATTGTTACTACCATGTTTTTGCAGAAAGAAAAGATATTCCAAGACTTAAAACGGAGGTAAAAGAATAATGTTGGGTGATTTTAACCTTACTGAAGCTCAGTTTCCATTTACATTTAGACATTTTGGTACATTTGCTGGGCCACAATATTTGACAGGTGATTATAATTATGATACTTCATCAATTGAAGGTGAATGGCACACTTTAATTAATTTTGATACTTCTTTTAAAAACTTAGATCTCGGAGCCTATCTTTTTAATAGCCAAGAAGATTATGTAGGATTTCATTGTGATTATGTCAGTACTTCACAGATGACTTTAGAAGCGTCATATGGAAATATTCCAGTTTTTAATGTTTTTGCATCACAAACAAATGTAAATGGAAATATTCAAGTTAATGGAGATATTGTTGCAGTAGGAAATATTACTTCATATGGCCAGTATACTTTGAATGGAAACTTAAATCTTTCTGGTGTAGGTGATGTTGCGTCATACATGCAAACCACAAGAACAATTGCAAATAGTAAGAAGTCATTTGATATTTCTCATCCATCGAAAGAAAATCATAGACTTAGATATATTTGTTTAGAAGGACCAGAAGCAGCAGTATATTATAGAGGAAGACTCAAAGGAACTGTCATTGAACTTCCAGATTATTGGAAAGATTTAGTTGATTCTGATACAATTACAGTTAACCTGACTCCTCATGGATCATATCAAGAACTTTATATTAAATCTATTGAGTGGGGAACTAAAATTCAAATTAGAAATGCAAATGGTGGATCAATTGATTGTAGTTTTGTGGTCTGTGGTGAGAGAAAAGATGTAGCAAAAAATATACCTGAGTATCAAGGAAATAGTCCATCTGATTATCCAGGTGACAACAGAGAATATACAGTAGCAGGTTATAAAGAGGTAGCATAATGGGATTTGCAGTTACAAGTTATCAAGGATCAACACCAGTTATTGGATTATTATCTGCTAGAATTAATTCTCAACAAGAATTACTTAATTTAAATCAAAATCAAACAACTCTTGGTGTCAATTTATCGAGATATAATCAAATTCTTGAACCTTGTGAAGCTCTTGACAATAAACTCATCGAATATATTGATGATATTTCTACAGATAAAACTAGTATTGTAAATTTAGCTGATGGAAGTAATTTTTATACTCATCCAATTTATTACAATACTGAGAATAATGCTCAGACAGCTACAGAAAACTTATTTGATGATGTTCTTACAAGTGTTGAGGTTATGCCAAATCTCAATTTTATTGGTTTGAATGTGAATAGTAGTACTACCTTTTCTGCAGGAGCAGCAGTTACAACTTCCGATGGAGGATCTGGAACTGTTGCCATCGCCAGAACATCACAAATTGGGAATCCTTTTAGTGTCATTATTGCTGGAGCTGCAGGTACATTTGGAATTGGTAGTACAGTCTTTCTGACAGGTATTGCGTTTACCAGCATTTCAAGTGTGAATTATGTTGGAACTGGTCAAATATATCCAGATAATACTATTGTTACATACTATCCTGATCTTGAACCAGCAGATCCAACTGTAGATAATCCATATGGTGATTTACAACTCAAAGTTTTAGATACACCAGTGAGTGGTCTTGGAATTGCAAATACATTTTACAAAAATTCATTA